TTCCCGGCACACGGCTGTATTTTTCGGGATGAGCAAGGAGCGCATCGCCCTCCACCAAAAGCCAATCAATAGAGTGGCCGGTATTGGGAACCTCATGCTTGGCAACCTCGATATTGGGGAATTTCTTCGACAAGGCTGTAATAGGACATAGCGTTCCTCCTGTCATGGACGAAATAGCCTCAACCATGTCAACGGTCAGGTGAGCAGCAATCGCTTTCCGCAATCTCGCATCATGGTTCCCGACAATGACCTTGACCTTTGGAAATGACTCAGAGAATGTCTGCATCAGAGCCGTCACTTCAGCCCATTCATGCGAATACGGAACATTCTCATACTTCGCAAACCGGGAGTGACTATAAGCATCTCCAATATCACCAATACAAATAGCAAGATCGACATTATCTGCCTCTTTTGCCAGCATTGCCGCCACCATATGAGGGTCATGGAAAGGAATATGCAGGTCAGGAATGACGAGAATACGCTTTCTGTTTGACTTCTTCTTTCTCGGCTTGGCAGGACCGCGATAGCGATCCTTCATCATGCCAATGGTTTCCTGCCACTTCTTCCATGACTCCTCGAAGGTTCTCAATGGTTGCCGAATCGTCTGGTCGGCCAGTTCTTTAAGGAGTTCTTTCTTCTGGCGTTGAAGAATACGACTGTTCTCTGTGTAGGGACCACGCTTCCGGTGGCAATCCATACAGAGCGTCGAGTGCTTGGCGCACTTCTTCTTACAGTTTAGGCAATTCCACTGTTTCGCCTTAGATTTCATACCAATGCGTTTGTGATAACACTCCCCACAACGCTTGGCTTTCGGATGAATAAGTGGATTTTTCTTACAGATAGGGCAAATTCGTTTTGGCATAGGCTTGAGGGCGAAGCATTACAATCACTGTAACCTCCGCGTGGCTCCTGGTAAGACCTGATACCCCAGAGTCATTCCCTCAAGACTCCATGACCCGTTTTGCGCGTCATCACTAATACGAATACGACACCCAACATCCTGAATAAAATCACCGTTGGTGCCTTCAAGATTGATAATCTTCTGCACAGAATCCAAAGGCAGCACAATGTTGCTTTCAGTAACTGTTTGAATCCCATTACCGTTAGAGGTAATTAGCTGCATTGATAATGGCTCAAGTGATTTACTCGTACCGCCTCGTGCCACCGCTTCATCTGAACTCGATGCACCCATCCACTCAATCGAGAGCGTGACATCAGCATCTGCTTCGGCAATGATGTCCAACCACCGGAATCGTTTCACATACGCCATCATGTTCTGAGGAGAACGCACACTCCAACTATTATCTGTTCCGTAAATAACCTTTGTAATCCAACGAGATGGAATGTTTGAACCATCAAAACTATCGCCATCGAAAAACTTGTAACAGAACCCACCTTTGCTAGTCTGGGCCTCTCCAGTAAGAACAATCTGTGTATCTGAACTGGTTTCTATCGTGGTTGACGCAGCCATAGGCATATCAGGCCAGACATACCAGACACCCCACCGATAGTTCCACACGACAGCCTGGTTGCTTTCTGCTTGCTCTCCATCAGGTGTGGGCCCGGGCCAAAACCATACAACATGGGCATTTTCTACATCATGCACAGCGTGAATCTTGTCGCGTTGCGCATACAAAAACGTCTTGAGGGTTTCTTTTACAGGGGTAGAAATAACGACATCGTTATTGCCGTCAAATAATCGTATATCTCCGAGTGGCGTAAAATACGCCTCCATTACAGAGCCTGTCGTGACATTATTTCCAGAGGAGTCTGTATAAATTGCTCCGGCTGGAATTTGCACAACAGACCGATGAGAAACAGTACCTGTTACCGCATTTGATTTTGTGCGAGTCCAATCGCTCACACCAATAGATGTATTGTCAGAAACTATTTGTCCTGTCCCACTGACAGTCCAGATCGATCGCTCACAGAACACGACCAACGCTCCTTGGTAATCCCCAGAGAGTGCAGTAATGACATCCCCCACTGAACCTTGATCAGTAAAGTCAATGTAGTTATCGATTCCCACCTGATCGGGTAGACCTGGGTCTGACCAATAGACTCGTCGTGGATTAGTATCGGTTCGGCCCCACCAAAGCCGCTGTTTGTGTGGCTCACAGAAATAACTCCCCGTTGGCGGTCCATCGCCATGCTCTTGAAGTGAACGGTTTTCTAGAATATCAAGGTCTGAGGCATTATCGGTGTAACTTGTCGTCGTTCGAACATCAATATATGTGACAAAGTAAAACGTCGATCCTGTCCCTGTTGTCCGATACAGTTCATACCCAGTGACATCTGAGTCACCATCGGCTGACCAAGACAAATTACACTGCTCATCAGCGTATTGCAGGCTATTCGATGTGACAGAACCTGGATGCCTGGTTCCATCTGCCTCAAGACTAACGAGCTTAAATGTATAGGTTCCGTTGAGTTGTCCCGATGCTGTATTGACAGCAGCAGTGGGAGTTGGGGATTTTGCTGATGGACCGGCGGTGGAGAGCGACGATCCATTCCAAGCGCGGGGAGCAACGACACCATTCGCAAAGAATAGTGTGTTATCAACTTGAGCAAAATCGGGGATAGACCCCACGGACCCACTCCCTAAGTCAGCAATAAACGTCCATGAATCACCATCATCGGTCGAATACCAGAGTTCATACTCGCTTGAAGCGGCCTCAAACACACCGAGAAGCTGGCGAGTAAAAGACGCACCAGTTTGTCGGTAGGCTCTGAGCGCACGCAATCGCGTGGCTGCACTTCCGGTATTGGTTGTGACCGCAGAACTGTTCTGTTTGCTATATCCGAGAATCTTCTTCGCACGACCCAACTTATCAATCCAGAGATTCCGAGAACCGCTGGATGAATAGATCGCAGGGAGGGCCACAGAATGAATCCCCTCCTGTGTTCCCATAAAGACGCTGAAAACCTGAGTCTGTATTGGATATGGCATTACATCGTCCCTACATAGAATGCTTGACCATCGACCTCGCTCAATCTCGTCGGTCCATGCCCCTCATGGATTGTGACCCCATCGTCCAAAGAAATCACGCGGAATTTTTTGGGATGAGACTCATGGAGTGTGACTGAGCCACGAACTCCATTCAGGCACATGACAAAATCATCACCCCGAACCGCTGCAAATGAGCGTGACACGCCAGTATCCGTATCTTCCGTACTCCATTGCTGGTTCAACAGAGAGGGGAATGGATGTGGTCCACCACCCTCACCAACCCGCGTAGACTGCCAATTAGCGACATCAGGGGGCAAGAGAGGGATAACCTTCGACAAGACCTTCTGGAGTCGCTGAGAGGCCAAATCTGAGCCGTATTCGCCCTCATTGATGTGGACACCAAAGACATCATGGTGCGTAGACATCCCACAACCAGCAATAAAGGCATTGAGAGGAGCCGCCGCAGCCACCGCAACTTCTCTTCCGCTAGAGCTTTTATCCCATCTCTGGTGTTCGTTATCGACCACAAAGTCTGGACACCCAGAAATCGGCCAGCGTCCATGCCATGGTTGACGCACCCATCGCCACTCACCTTCGCTTGTTGTTTGCTTTCGAGGGAAGTGAATCGTCGTCGCAGAGGCCGAGGAGCCAGTATTTAGTCTCGTTAGATACTCCTTCATTTGCTGCCAGGTTTCAGCAGAAGGCGCCGATAGAGACACTGGGATATTCGCATAAGACTGAAATTCATCAGCAAGCAATCGAACATCCCTATCAGACCATTGATTGTCTAAGTGATTCCACTCATTGACACATTCAACAAGACAGATTTTATCCTGATAGGACTCAACTAACGCTCCCCAATGACGAGCAAAATCTTTAATGTCCGTAATAAGATGCCGTCGAGTACAAAGCGTCACCTGTGATCTCAATCCACGGTCTGCTAAGTATTCGATCGTTCTAGACATCAACGAAAAGTAATGAGCAATTGAACGAGGATCAATACCACCAGGCCAATCATGACTGCCGAACCACCTTACATAGGTCATTCCGCACCCACGCGCCCATTCTGCCACTCTATCTAATCTGGCAGGATCGTAGTGAATAGCCCATGGTGACCAAAAAACACTAACACCTACGGCTGGAAATGAACCCTGATCATCACGCAAAGCGCGTTGGTCAGTCCGTAAATTCCCCACAAAAGGGCGCGACGGAGCCACCTCTGGCTCTGGTTGAATAGACTGGATAATCGACGACATCGACCCGAACCGATCCTGTTCGTGAATCGCCCGCCATGTCGCTTGATTGATGACACCCTGGTCTGGTTTGCGCTTGACTTCTTTCAACCGCGACAAAATAGCCTGTTCAAAGAGATCAGGAGAATCAACGAGAAGAAGAAACGCACTATCCGTATGCGAATGCTGAATCCACCATTCGTAGTCAGGCTTCTTCATGGAGGAGATTAGCCTTCATGGAATTACGGAGGGTGACTTTCTCAGCGTCCGTTGGCGGGGAACCTGTTGAGGCTTCAAACACCGCGTACATACCAGCTAAGGCTGCCTCGCTAATCTTGCTTTCCGCATCAAGGTCAGCAGCAATGCCTTCGTCTTGGAATTCTTGTGTCCACTCCACGAGTTCTTCAGCAGTTGGCTCATCTCCCGGCCCTTCCCATGTACGGATCGTGCCATCAAAGCCAGTCCCATCCACCACAAACCTTGAGTCGGGACGTTTCCACAAAATAACGTGAGCAGTATCTTCAAATAGTTCGTGGCTCATGCACCAATCTCCACTAAAATCATCCAAGAAATAGCATTAGATCCGTTTGTGTAGGCCGTTCCAGTATTGAGTGTCGATTTTAGCTGCACTTTATAGGTCACTTCCGAGGTCGTATCGGGACTCTGCAATGCCCCGAATGTAACGCCACCAAACATTACCGTGCCTGATCCAGCGTCATACCCTCCAAGTCCTTCAAAGGTATTCTGGAAGCACGAAAATCCTGAGCCTTTGTCTTGACACAACGCCAATCCCAACCCTGTCGATCCGTCTTTTCGGCAACCGTTCATACCGCCATAGACAAGAATCTTGCTACTGGTGGCCGCTGGTGTTATTGCAGCCGTCAATCCTGTGTCAGCGAGTGTTGATGAAGTATTAGTAACGGATGTACCGTGGGTGGCATGTACTACCTGAAGAACTTTTCCTCCACCGGCTGCTGCCCATGAGCTATCTCCTCGCAGGAAAGTCCCGCTGGATGCCGTCCCTGACCCAAGTCGGGCCGTTGCCATGGTGCCAGATGTAATGTTGGTAGCCACATCACAGCCAATACTAGTTCGTAGGGTTGATCCGCTCTCAGCGACAGGGTCGGTTGTTCCGTCACCGACGATCATTTCCCCGTCTGACAGCACCGCCATCGCGGTAATAGCACTGGTACCACTCCCCAACAACACCCCGCCATCGGTAAGACTTGATGCTCCCGTTCCCCC